AAATGTATCGATTATGGAAAGGTCAAACGGGTAAATGCATCATAAACATCAGTACTATGATGACTACTGAACCAGTCAGCACATTGCCGGGCATAGATATGATTGCTTATAGAAATCAAAAAACTGCCTTGGAAGAAGCACATCGGCAGCTACAACATTTACAAGATTGGCCAAAACTGGTATTAGTTAGACCTGGAGCAGTGGCCACACAACCAGGGCAAGTCAGTCCCATGCCATATGCCAACGTTGATCGTTGGGCGCAAACAATGGTGCATATTTTGGATACCGCTGGTACAGAGTTGGATGTGACTGAATTGTCGCTGGGCGTGAATTATGAACAGTAAGGAATACTTGACCAATCGTGCATTTTGTCCTGTGCCATGGACCAGCATCATGTATAACTTTAACGGCACGGTCAAGAATTGTATTCGCAGTGCCCGACCTATTGGCAATATCAACGACAATAGTATTGAAGAAATACTCAGCAACGACCATGCAATCAAATCTGACATGAGGACTGGTAAAAAGTTTAATCGATGCAATCCCTGTTATGATCTAGAACAAAAACAAAACAAATTTGATATCATAAGTGATCGAGTGTTTTATCTTAAAGAGTTACGAGACGTTGATAATACTCTGTACGACACCATGAACTTTGCCTTGCACACTGTGGACATCCGATGGAGCAATCTTTGTAATTTTGCTTGTGTGTATTGTTCATCAGAATTCAGTAGCAAGTGGGCCAGTGAAGAAAATATCAAGATCAACACTCCCAGTGATCAAAGACGACAAGCATTCAAAGAATATATTTTTAAACATGCTGGGCAACTCAAACACGTTTATCTAGCCGGCGGGGAACCTTTGTTAATGAAAGAAAATTTGGAATTTTTAGAGTTGTTGAAGCAGGTAAATCCCGATGTAAACCTGCGCATAAACACAAATCTAAGCAAGGTGAATACAAATATTTTTGATATAATTGCCACATTCAAGAACGTACACTGGACTGTGAGTGTAGAAAGCATGGACAGAGAATTTGAATACATACGGTATGGCGGAGTCTGGCAAGACTTTTTGGATAACTTATCCACAATCAAACAGTTTGATCACAAAATATCTTTCAACATGTTGCATTTGTTATTGAACCATGTTAGCATTTTTGATTGTGTAGATTTTTTAAAATCCCAAGGATTTCATAACAACAGTTTTGTAATTGGTGCTCTACTGGAACCATTGCACCTAAACATTAGACATTTGCCTGACGATGTGCTAAACTCAGTAAAACAACGGCTATCCGATAAAATAGCAGAACACCCAGGATATCTATTAGAAAACAGTTATCAAAATATGTTGGCATATTTGAATCAACCGTTTGATAAAGATCTTAAAAACTGTTTTGAAAAAATAGCAATCATGGACCAGCAGCGTAAATTAGACAGTAGAGCAATTTTTAAAGATTTATACAAGGAAGAAAATCATGGCCATTGAAAAATTATATATCTCTCATGTTGATTATAATTGGAATGGCTATGAATCAAAATTGTTAAATGCCAATAACTTAAACAAAGCATTGATGAATGATGTAAAAAACAATTATCATACTTCAATTGAGGATTTGACACTTGACAATGTACAAAAAACTGTTCAATCAGCAAACAAAATAATTCTAATAGATTTAAATTTATACACAGACAATGATCAAAAAGAAGACTATTTTCAATACGGTAAATTAATTCGAGAATTATTTAAAGTAAAAGACAAAGTTGAAAACTTTGATTGGATCAATGAGTTAAATTATAATTTTTTTAATAGCACATTATTGCAACGTTTAGATGATGACCCAAAATTATGGACAGCCGGATGCAGTGTGACCCATGGTACAGGGGTTGCTTACCAAGATCGGTGGGGGTCAATTTTGTCCGACAAATTGAGCATGAAAGAAATATCCTTGTCTTTGCCAGGTCGCTCAATTGGATGGTGTGCTGATCAAATCTTGAGGTCAGACATCAGGTTAAACGATATAGTTGTCTGGGGATTAACAAATGTCAGCAGAGTAGAATATGCAAACAAATGGATTTGGCATGCAGTACCTGCTTCTCGTTATCACGCCCTGCCTAAAAATTTACAACATTACAATTTAAATTATTTTGACAGCCAAACCAAATTTGTGTGCGCAATAAAAAATATACTACAAGTCAAATCTTATTGTGAAAAAATAGGAGCTCAACTTTATTTGGTCAATCTATTAGACTTAACTTGGTTAACTCCAGTGTTTGATAAATTACCAACTTATATAGATCTTTGTGCTGATTGGGAGTATAATGACAGTAACTATATGTCATATTTAGACCTGGGGTTAGATAGAGTTCATCCAGGACCGAAACAACATCGATATTACGCAGAGCAAATTTTTAATTTAATTAAGGAAAATAAACATGGGAAAACCATTTGACGTAAGCAAGTTCCGCAAGGAAATTACCAAAAGCATTGACGGACTGTCAATTGGCTTTAACGATCCCACAGACTGGATCAGCACAGGCAACTATGCATTAAACTACCTGATCTCGGGTGACTTCAATCGCGGCATTCCAATGGGCAAAGTCACAGTGTTTGCTGGTGACTCGGGCGCAGGTAAATCATACATTTGTTCAGGCAACATCATCAAGAACGCACAAGAGCAAGGCATCTTTGTGGTGTTGATTGATAGTGAAAACGCACTAGACGAAGACTGGCTCAAAGCACTGGGTGTAGACACAAGTGAAAGCAAACTGTTGAAGTTGAGTATGGCCATGATTGACGATGTGGCAAAAACTATCTCCACATTCATGAGCGACTACAAAGCACTGCCCGAAGGTGAACGTCCCAAGGTCATGTTTGTGATTGACAGTCTGGGCATGTTGTTGACCCCCACAGACGTTAACCAGTTTGATGCAGGTGAAATGAAGGGTGACCTTGGTCGTAAACCCAAAGCTCTTACCGCCTTGGTGCGTAACTGTGTGAACATGTTTGGTAGTTACAACGTGGGCTTGGTTTGTACCAATCACACCTACGCAAGTCAAGACATGTTTGATCCGGATGATAAAATCTCAGGCGGTCAAGGCTTTATCTATGCAAGTAGTATTGTTGTTGCTATGAAGAAGATGAAGCTGAAAGAGGACGAGGACGGCAACAAAGTATCAGATGTCAATGGTATTCGTGCAGGCTGTAAAGTTATGAAAACACGCTATGCCAAACCCTTTGAAGGCGTACAAGTTAAGATTCCTTACACCACGGGTATGAGTCCTTACTCAGGCTTGGTAGACTTGATTGAAAAGAAAGAACTGCTCAAGCGTGAAGGCAACAGCTTGGTGTTTACCACGTCAGATGGCGAGATCATCAAGAAGTTCCGCAAGGCCTGGGAAAAGAACGATGATGGTTGCTTGGACAAAGTCATGGTGGACTTCAAGAATATCAAAGCTGAGGTAAGTACAACCGACGATGCAGTGGAGGAATAAAATGTCAGCAGAAGTAGCAAGCGAAATTTGGGGCGAATTGAAACGATATGTCAACGTGGTGGATCGTATGGATGCAGCCGAAAGCATTGTGGCCATCCTTATTGATCATGACCATGATGTTGACGAAATCAAGGAAGCCTTCAAAGGAGATTCAGACATCAAGAAAGCTCTCACCGCATACTTGGACAATGACAAGGACTATGCAGAAGACGACGAAGAAGCAGAAGAGTTTGATGACGAGGACAACTACAATCAAGAAGATGACTACTGATGTGGTACAGCAAAGTAGTTGCCGACCTTGGCAATATACCTGACTTCATTGCACACTTTGAATCAGAACTCACGGATGCCAAACGTGACTGCAAAATTGGCGGCCTAGTGGAAAAGAACATCACTGCACTACCGGGCATCACTGAACACAGGTTTAACCAGCTACAAGAAATTGAAGCTGTGTTGAACTATCTCAATATTCAACTGCGTAAAATACGTACCCGACATTTCAAGAAGTATCTGGAAGGCTATGCTCGTGCCCTCACAGCACGTGATGCTGAAAAGTACGTGGATGGTGAAGAAGAAGTTGTGGACTTTGAAACTATCATCAACGAAGTTGCATTGTTGCGCAATCGTTGGTTGGGTATCATGAAGGGTTTGGATACCAAACAGTGGCAAATGGGGCATGTGGTCCGACTGCGCACCGCAGGCATGGAAGATATCACAGTATGAACTTGTATGTAGACAATCCAGACAAAGGTGCGAATGATTCGGCACAGTGGGCCAGAAAATGGACCACAGACAAATACATTGCCAAACGACGTGCTAACTTTGAAACAGTTGATGCTTATTTGAATCAGCCTATTGGCAAGTTGTTGGACATTGGCTGTGGCTTTGCCTGGGAAAGTCGTTGCTTTGGAGAAAAGTACGGTACTGAGCTGTGGTTGCTGGACGGCGATCAACAACAGAATGCCAACAAGCCAGAATCAGCATCTTATGGCAACTGGAATGCAACATCTGACGAGTTATACTTCTATCACAGTTTTGATTTTTTAGATGCCAAACTACAAGAACTTGGTACAAAAAATTATCATTTGATTGACGCCAACAACATCAACATCGCCGCAGATGTAAAATTTGATGTGATAACTTCTTGGCTCAGTTGTGGACATCATTATCCTGTAAAAACTTATATAGAACTCATGCGCCAGCATAGCCATGAGAACACACGCATTATATTGGACATTAGAACCAAAGGTGCTGTGGGTAATTTTGTGGGAGTTGACGGATTTGAGATAGTAAACGTAGTGTCAGACCACGGAAAAAAACGCAGTACCGTTGAAATAAAGATAATCTGACGCAGTCTGACCTATAAATATCCACATGAAAATTGTAATTGTTACAGGTGGATTTGACCCACTGCATTCTGGACACATTGCCTACTTTGAAGCGGCCAAAAAACTAGGCGATAGGCTGGTAGTTGGACTCAATTCAGACGCATGGCTCACACGCAAAAAAGGCAGACCTTTCATGCCCATGACTGAACGTCGAGCCATAATTGAGAACTTAAACATGGTGGACCGTGTGGTTGAGTTTGACGACTCGGACAACACTGCTATAGATGCTATACGTGTGTCTCAAGCACATTACACTTTACCTAGAACCAAATTTATATTTGCCAATGGTGGTGATCGCACAGCCAACAACATTCCTGAAATGGTGTTTGATGAGGTGCAGTTTGAGTTTGGGGTTGGAGGAGACAACAAAAAGAATTCAAGTTCATGGATACTTGAAGATTGGAAGGCACCTCGAACTGAACGTACCTGGGGTTACTATCGTGTGTTGCATGAAGTAGGCGCCAACACCAAACTCAAAGAACTCACTGTGATGCCTGGACAACGACTGAGTATGCAACGGCATGACCAACGTGCAGAGTTTTGGTTTGTGGCCGAAGGTGAGGCCACAGTGTACACTATAGATGATGCAAGTACTGACCAAGAAATCAAATGTCAGTTGACAGTACATGAACACACATTTATTAAAACAAATGAATGGCATCAACTGTGCAATGAAACTGATCAACCACTCAAGTTGATTGAAATCCAGTACGGCAAACGCTGTGTTGAAGAAGATATTGAACGCCGATGAAACCTATTCCTGTGTTTGTGGGCTATGATCCCAGAGAAGCCATAGCATATCATACATGCGTGAACTCAATCATTAGGCACGCCAGTCAACCAGTGGCCATTATTCCTGTGGCCTTGAACTTGTTTCGAGACTATGATGAAACACATACCGATGGCAGCAATCAATTTATCTACAGCAGATTCCTTGTGCCG